GATGAGGATAACTTCCCTCCAAAAATAACAACGATTCCTGAATATCTTACATTGGCTGATGCTATTGGAAAGGAGAAGAATCTGTCAGATGAACAGTTTTCGGCAGTTAGTAAACTAAAGAAGTATCTTGAGGACAATGATAATGCTACTAGCGAAATAAATCCACAGAACATAAGTTTCAATGCCATAGATGATTATGAAGAGAACGAAGATGGTGAAGGAGTCGCTACTGATTGGAAGCAGGTATTTGGTGATTACAGAGTTCCAAAGTACAGAAGATTCAGAAACAGATACAAAAACGGAGATGTCCCTACCATTCCTACTGACTGGTATTCGTTTGAAGGTAAAGGCAAGGCAAATCCACCAGTCTATCAAGCACTTTGGGGAACTAAGGGAACAGATTGGTTCGGGTCGAAGAGCCTCCTAGAACTATGCACTGAATTTGAGGAGCAGGAATTGGAGGAACTACCATTCAAGCCTGAGAGAGAAAGCCCACTAAAGGTAGGGGGAAACGGAACTGCCGAGTTCCTGATGAACAACGTTCCGGGTTTCAGGAAGTTTGTCTTAGACACTGTGAACGACACTGACCAATACCAATTGCCCAATGGAAAATACAGACCGAAGAGGGCAATGAATATGCAGAGGAAGAATCCAACTCCATATCCACTTACTGATGCACAATCAGACGCATTTATGGAATTTCTTGATGCTAAATACAACTACGACTTGAGTGGTTTGTTCTTGGATGTCAATTGGAGACAGATGGAACACGCTGCCAAGATGCTGCCTGAGTACAAAATAAAGGGCTATGGAAAGAAAGTAGAGAAATCTAATGTTTCTAAAGATAGAGTCAAAAAATCACAAGAGAAATCCCCTGTTTCTCTAAGTTGGAAGGAAATCATGAAGGTGAGAACGTGAAGTGCAGAGGATTAGATGGCGTAGATGAAGATAACATGGCAGTTGGTTGCATTTGCCCGTACTGCTACACTAATTGTAGGTGAATGAGATGAGTTGGAAAGAGATTCTGAAAGAAGAAATGACTGAAGAAGAGAGAAAGAAGTACATGAAGAGACTAGCAGAACAGTCTAAGGCTGAACAGAGACTTAGGCAAAGTGTAGAAGGAACTGCTGAAGCATTCAGAGAAGGAGAATCTCTTGAGCAATATAAGAAAAGAATGGGATTCAATTTCTAGGTGAGGATATGATTACGAGAAAGCGTTGTCCTCTCTGTATGCATGAGGATAGGAGTCAACTTGAGGCTGATTTGGAAGCCATGAGTTACTCGGCAGACGCTTTAGACCAACAGATGAACTGGAAAAGTGGCACGACAGCACGACATCAGAGGAATCACATGGGA